TTAGTGCGGAAAAGAAAAATATCAAAGAACTTCAAAATGAAAAAGCCAACTTACTTACCGCCCTTCAGAATGGTGTGAATAGTGGAACTATTAAACAGGGTTCTGAAGCATGGTATGAAATGGTAAATCAAATTGATGAAGTTACTTTATCTATTGAACAGGCAAATACAACTGTTCTTGAATTGAATAAATCTATCAGAGAAGTTGATTGGCAAGTATTTGACCTTCTTCAAGAACGTATTTCTTATATCACAACCGAAGCAGATTTCTTAATCAATTTGATGGAGAATGATAAACTTTATGATGATAAAGGACAATTGACGAATGAAGGAAAATCAACTATGGGTCTACATGGTGTAAATTACAATGTGTATATGGCTCAAGCTGATAAGTATGCTCAAGAAATAGCGAAAATAGATAAAGACCTTGCAAAAGACCCATATAATCAAGACCTCGCTCAACGTAGACAGGAGCTTCTTGAATTGCAACAGGAAATGATTCTTGCTGCTGAAGATGAAAAAGAAGCTATCCGAGATATGGTAAAAGAAGGTATTGAATTAGAATTAGATGCCTTACAGGAATTGATTGATAAATATACAGATGCTTTGGATAGACAAAAAGATTTGTATGATTATCAGAAAAAGGTTGCAGAACAAACAAAAGAAATAGCTTCTATTGAGAAACAAATGTCTGCTTATGAAGGTGATGATTCCGAGGAAACAAAAGCCAAAATTCAGAAATTAAAAGTTTCTCTTGAGGATGCCAAGAGTGATTTGGAAGATACTCAGTATGATAAATATATTTCTGACCAGAAACAATTATTGGATGATTTATATAATGAATATGAGACTATTCTTAATCAAAGATTGGATAATCTGGATGCGTTAATCACAGATATGATAGGACAAATTAATACTAATGCTGGTACAATTAGTACCACTTTGTCTGAGAAAGCTGATTCTGTTGGTTATACCCTGTCGGAGTCTATGACTACCATTTGGGATACAAATTCTACTAAAATAACAACTGTGTTGACAATTTATGGTCAAAATATTCAAAATGGTATTTCATCTGCTGCAACCACTGTTAATAGTGCGATTGGAATGATAAATACCAATTTGGCTACTATGATTGGACAATTGAATACACTTGCTAATACTAAAGCTCAATCAGCAGCTTCTTCATCTGCTGCAAATTCACCACAATCTAAACCATCCACTACTCCTTCTAAGCCATCTACTCCTTCTAAGCCATCCACACCTAAAACTGGTTCTGGAAATGGTAAAGCTGAAGTTGGTGATAAGGTTAAGTACAATAGTGGTATCTATTATGAAGATTCTTATGGTGGAGGTAGACATGGTTCTCACAATCGAGGAGGAAGTGTTTACATTACCAAAATACACAAGGGTTCTCCATATCCATATCATATTAGTACAGGTAAAAGACTTGGCTCTGGTGACTTGGGTTGGTTGAAATTGAGTCAGATTAGTGGATATGCAACTGGTGTTAAAAACTTGCCGAATAGTGAACTTGCATGGACTCAGGAAGGTAATAAGGAAGAATACATTATTAGAAAGTCTGATGGTGCTAT